TACGTTGAGGCGAACCAGATTGTATTATTGCTAGTCTAGGGATAGTAACATCATAGTTACTAATATTTTGTAACCCTTTACCCGCACTTGCTAAAATTAAATCATCTGGTAATGCAATACTACTATTTGATTTTTTAGCGATTTCTTTATCACTCATTTTATTTCTCCTTTCCAAGTGTCACTTTTGCAACTGAAGCTTCATATACATTAAATAAATCCTCTGGAAGAGTTTCACCTAATTTATATTGATCTTTAGCAAAAGCTTTTAAAGTTTGTGAATGGACCGTACTGTTTTCATCATATGGTATATTCTTAAAATTTTTATTAAGAACCTCCACTAATTTATCAGCTTGATCATATTCACCTTTTGCAAAACTTACTTTAACATCATGTTTAATAAGTCCTGCGTGTCCATTTTCTTCTAACCATTTTAAAGCATCTGCTTTTTTATCTAATGGTATAGAACAAAATATATCGTCTTTTACTTTTATTTGACTACCGTCTTTTAAATCGAAACGTGTCATTCCATTACACGCTCTCATAGCATCTGGTAGTTCTTTTTCTTCTATATCTCTTATCTCTGCTTTCAAAGTTTTCAATCTTTCTTCTTCTTTAGCAAGATTTTTTTTCTTCTCTACCAATTTATTTCCAATTTGTGTAACTATTTCAATTCCAACAACTGGAAGTTTTTTCTTTTTACTATGTTTTTCAACTTCGTCAAATATCCATGTTTCTTTAGACATTACTTTCTCCTTTCTGATACATATCTATTTTTACATTATAGTAGCAACTATTTTCTCTATCCCATTTAAGTATATTTACTTTTCCATTATTAACTTCAGAAGCAATTATACAAGATATTCCAATAGCTACAGGATCACCCATCGCAAGAATAAAATCGTCATCATTATAATCTTTTAATTTTTGACGCATTAATCTTACTACAGGAGAAGACGACAATGTAATCTGTTTACCTGGATTCAATAACGGTATCAATTCGCCATATCGTCCTGCTGCAAGAATATTAACTCTTGGATTTTCTTGCACTACATAAACTTTCGCCATAGTTCTCCTTTCTTATTTTTAGATTTACTTATAAATTAAATTCTATATAAAGTAAATTAATAATTAGAAAACAGAAAGAATAGATGCAAGTACAATTTATAGATGATCAAGAGTTTATAAAATATAAGTTTAAAACTAAACCTTATAAACATCAATATGATGCATTTTTAAAATGCAAAGATAGAGAAAGCTATGCTTTGTTTATGGAACAAGGTACAGGTAAATCTAAAGTTATTATAGATAATATCGCTTATCTTTATAGAGAAGGTAAAATAGATACTGCAGTTATTGCTGCACCTAAAGGAGTATATCGTAACTGGTTAAGTTCTGAATTTAATACTCACATGCCTGATGATGTTAAAGGTTTTACAGAAATGTTAGTATGGTCTCCAGCCGAAACTAAATCTAATGTAGAAGCTCTTACTAATTTTTTAAAACCAAATCATAATCTTAAATTTTTTATTATTAATATAGAAGCTCTATCAACTAGCAAAGGTAAAAATTATTTACATAGATTATTAAATTCAAGTAAAGCTTTTTTCTGTATAGATGAAAGTACAAATATTAAAAATAGAACAGCAAGAAGAACTAAAGCTTGTCTTAAATTAGGTCGTCTTGCTAAATATAGAAGAATATTAACTGGTACACCAGTGACCCAAGGTCCACTAGACTTATGGGCTCAAATAAATTTTTTAGATGAGTATATTCTACAAGCAAGTTTCTATGCATATAGAAATACTTTTTGTGTAATTAGAAGAAGACGAGTATCAACTCATAGTTTTGACGAAATTACTGGTTACCAAAGATTAGAAGAATTACAATCTATCTTAGACAAACATAGTTTTAGAGTTACTAAAGAAGAATGCTTAGATTTACCACCAAAAGTACGAACTATTAGACAAATCGACATGACGCCTGCTCAGAAGCTCATGTACAACCAACTTAAAAAACGTGCTATACTAGAGCTAGAACAGTCTAAATTAGTGACTGCACCTCTTATTATCACACGAATTCTACGTTTACAGCAGATATTATGTGGATTTATTAAATTTGACGATGGAACTGAAGAAATTATCCAAGGTACTAATCCTAGACTAGATGAACTATTAGACGTGCTTGAAGAAACACAAGGTGGTGTAATTATATGGGCTACATTTAGAAGAACGATACAAATGATTCGTGATACTTTAGCTAAAAAATATGGAGCAAGTAAAGTTGCAACATATTATGGAGAGACAGAATCAGAAGTAAGACAAGAAATAGTTGAGAAGTTTCAAAAAGGAGAGATTAAATATTTTATAGGCCAACCTAGAACTGGAGGTTATGGTTTAACATTAACTAATGCTAAGACAGTTATCTATTTTAATAATACTTATGATATGGAAGTTAGATTGCAGTCAGAAGATAGAGCACATAGAATAGGTCAAAAAGATAAAGTATTGTATATAGACTTTGTATGTCCTAAAACTATAGATGAAAAGATACTTAAAACTTTAAGTAATAAGAAAAAGTTAGCTGATCAAATAACAGGTGATAATTGGAAAGAATTATTTATCTAGGCGGTCCGCCGAAAAATGCAAGCAAGCACATGAGTATAATAAGAATTGCTGTAAACCGATAATCCACCTTAAACACTCCATATTATTTTCTTTTAATTATGTCGGCTCCTTTCAATCCATAAATAGCTGAAACTACACCAATAAACAATGCTTGATACCAATATGGCATATTATTAAATTGATCGAAGAACAATTTTAATTTAGCATGTATTTCTGGATCGTCAGAAAAAATAGACCAAACCAGTATAAGAACAGGAGCGGAAACCAAAATAAGGACAAATTCGTCCTTCCATCCCTGTTGATTATTTTTAATAACTTCTTTTTTATATTCCAATTCTCCATTGGCCATCCTTTCAGCGTGTTTCATTTCAGCCATGGATTCAAATTCTTTTGCTTGTCTTCGATTAGCTGCAATTTTCATTCCAGTCTTAATCATTCCCGGGACAAGCTTACTTGCAATATTAAGCCACATTGATAGCCTCCTTGTTTAACCATTCTTTAACATTAAAGCCTGGACAATTAGGTTTGTTTTCTTGAACATCACAATGACCTAGAATTTCAGTTATGTCTGAATATTTGTCCATTATCATATTTACTAAATCTTTTAAAGTTAAAAATTGTTCTAGAGTAAAATTATTTTCAGCACTTCCATCTTCTGCCATTCCACCTACTAAACAGATACCTATGCTTCTTGAATTATGAGAAGGCGCATGTGCTCCAGAATATCCTTCAGGTCTAGCTTTTTCATATTTACCATTACGTCTTATAATAAAATGGTAACCTACATCGTCCCAACCATTTTGATCCACGTGCCACTTTCTTATTTCATTATAGCCAATATCCATTGATGGCTTAGTTGCAGCACAATGTATTATTATTGAATCTGTTTTTTTTCTTAACTCCATACAGCACTCCTTCTAGGCACTATTCTACACTTTTTTTGTTCTAAGTCTACACTCAAAATTTGAACTCTTTGATCTTTGATCCTCGGCACTCTAGAAATAATACTTCCATCCTTTCTACGACCTACATGTTTTACATCAAAATAAGAGCTTTTTAAAGTCTTAGGATCTACTGCAATAATATCTATAGGTGATTGAGTTTGACAACCTTTATATACATAGTAACCTTGTTCTTGTAACCAGACTACTGCTAAATTTTCACAAAGACAACCTTTATTTTTTTTAATCACGCACTTAATAAATGAAGCAACGCTGTGGCTAGGCCAGTTATAATAAGGCCCGCTGCTCCAATTAATATTTTCTCCAATCTAGCAATTTGATTTGCTAATCCTTCTATTTTATCGTGAGTTTGTTTTTGCATTATACGACATAACTTTTCGTGACTATCTAATCTAGTGTGAGCTTCTTGTGCTGTACTATTTTTCAAGTTTCTTTTCAAATTCTTCTCTTTCATAATCTTTGTCTTGAATTTTACCACCTAATTTAAAGGCTCTAATTAATTTTTCTATTTTAGGAGTTAAATTTTTATCTAAGTATTTAGGTATAGTTGCACCTGTTTTTCCAATAATTTTATTAACAACTGCATCTATTGGTGTAAATACATCTGGTGAACCTGGAGGAACATCTTGTCCTTGAACTGTTTCTGTAATTTTATCTTCCATATATTCTTTAGCATATAATGGATTACTTTTTAAATCGTATAATTTTCTAGGTGGTTGTAAAGCTTGTAACACTCTTTTAAAAAGAGCTTTATCTTTAGGTTTTTTACTTTTACCAAGAGTATCTAACCATCTTGGATAATTACCAGCTAGATATTGTTTTTTTACTCCTTCTGTAAATAACCTATAATCACTTAATAATCTAAGGCTATCTCCGCCTAAATTCATACCATCATATATACGACCTAATCTATTAACAATTAATCTTTTATGGTTTAGAGGACCAGCAAAAATATCTATAAATAAACCTGCTTTATTTGCTGCTGCAGTTAAACCTTCTTTACCTGCTCCTGCTAATTCTGGTTCTTGAACTAATTTTAAAACTTTTGCAATTTTTCTATATGAATCTACAAACTCTTTACCATATAAACTATTTAAAACACCATTATTTTCAGTTAAAAAATCATCTAATAAATTTCCATTAAGACCTCTATAATTAGTACCTGGTACTTTAGTCTTAACACTATTCATCATCTTTTGTAAATAAAGTTTTCTTATATCAGTTGTTAATTGATTTGATTGTCTTGATAATCTTTTTATTAAAGGAGTAATATCAAATCTATCTCCTAATCTAAATATTTCATCTGCTATAGCAGTACCTGTTCCTTTATCTAAAAGATTAACATTTAAAGATGGTAATTCTTTTGAAACTGTGTTTACTATATCAGCGTTTTGTTTTACTAAATTGTCATACAATTCTACTACTGTTTGATTACTTTTAGAAAATTTTTCATATAAATCATCACCTAAAATTAATCTGTAATTTTTTCCATACTTATCAATAAAAGCTTTATGTGTCATTTTACCTTTTTCACCAACAGCTTTAGGTAAAACATTGTCATAATAATGTTGATATAAAGAACCTTTAATTTTATTTAATTGTGAAAAATTAAATTGTTTCATATTTATTAAATTACCTAATCTTTCAGCATTATTTAAACCTTCTTTACCAGAATCAATCATTTGATCAAATACACTTTTACCAGTACCAGTAAGAGAAGCTTTCCTTACTACTTGTGGCTTAGGACCATATCCAATTTCATCTGCTAATCTACTTAAAAAACTATTTTTATAATTAAATAATAAATCATCATATTCATCTATTAAAGCTTTTGTGTTTTTATTACCTGAAACAGCATCATCTATTGCATCATCAAAAACTCCTTTTAATTTTCTTACAGCATCTGCTGAACCTTTTGGTAACATCTCTGCTTGATCTAAATTTCTTAAAGCTCGTCTAATTGCTAAAGCATTATTAAAACTTAAATTTTCCATGCTGTTAACACCGCCTTTTAAAATTTTCAACTGATCTTTTACTAATCCAAATTGTCCTCCATTTTGATCTAAAAAATCTACAAATTCATTCATCATTTTTTGTTTTTCATATTGAGCTCTAGCTTTTTTACCTGTAGGTATTTCTTTAGGTAATTTTTTCTTAGCAGTTAAATCATATTCATTAAATATATTTCTTAAAACTTTATTCATTTCATTAGTTTCTATGTCAACTTTAAATTGATTTTTTTTACCAGCAGATATAATTTTTTGTTGAAGTATACCTAATCTTGAATTTATTCTTTCATTTACTTCATTAAATACTATTCCCATTTTATCAATTTGATTTACTTCAGGTGTTTTAAATATATTGTCTTTATTTTTTTGCATATTAGCAAAAGAATTTCTAACACCTTTATCAGATGCAAATAGTTCATCTTCTCTAATATTTTTTACATTCTTTCTAATATTTTCTACAATGTTGTCACTTGTTTTAGCATCTATATCATCAAGACCTGTTGTAGTTTTTAATATTTTCTTTTCTATATCTAAATTTTGTACTCTTTTATTTGCTGATTCTAATGCATTAACATAAGCTTTTTCTGCAACTCCGCCCTTTGTAATAATTCCTGATTCGGGAATAGCATTAGCAACACTTATTGCAATATATTCATCAGCAGCTTTTTCATCTACTCCAGCATTCATTAAAACTTTTTTTGCATCATTTATAGTTTTAGACATACCCTCATCTAGAGATCCGCCTGATTTTATAAATTTACCAACTGTATCTCCTGATAATCTATCTGATCCAGCCATAAATACTTGTTGTTTAATAACTTTAGCTAGTGGTAAAAATAAAGCTGTAGCAGCAGCATCAATAGCTCCTACTTTAAGAGCTTGATTAAATGCAAGATTATCAAACTCTTCCTCTTTCATATCATCAAACATTCCATATTTTCTTCCAGTTTGTAATCTAAAATATTCTGCAGTACCTGCTGCAAATCCTGAACCACCAACAGTTCCAACAGGACCTAAACCAGATCCTATTGTTCCTCCAGCTATACTTGCTGTAATAACTGCAGCATCTCCAGCAAATCCTTGTAAATCAGAAGTATCAAAACCCGGTCTGTTAAATGTATATAAATAACCATCACCACCTAATTCTTTAGGAATAGAAAAAACTAAACCTTGATATTGATCATTGCCTGCACCTACAGATTGATTTTTGACTACAATTTTATCTTTATATTGATCCACGGTTTCTTTATCCATACCTTCGTCAATAAGATTTTGTGCTAAAAGTTTTTTAGCTGCTTGTACTTGAAAACCAGGATCATTAAGTCCAAAACTTAATTTATATCTAACATCAGATGGTGCTTCTTTATTAGTTCTAATACCAAACATATTAAAAACTTCGCCTTTATCAGGCATATAATATCCAAGAGTTTCATCTAAACCCATAATATTTAGTTCATCAAAATCTTCAGTTTTTTGTTTTACTTTCTGAGTAGTGCTTTCTATTAAATCAAAATCAAAACCCTCTTTAGCAAGAGCTTCTTTTTCAGTATTTACAGGTTGTTTAGTTTTTCTATCTCTAAGATATTCATCTTTATTTATTGCACCAGTAACTAATCCCTCTGCTGTTTTTTCATCGAGACCATTAGCAATAAGTTCGTTGTAAACATCTTTTTGTTGTATCGAAAGCTCTGCCATTATTTTTTATTAAATAAATCTTCATTAATTCTATTTTGAATTATATCTTGAATTTGTATTTCTTTATCTACTTGACTCTTTTTATAAGTTGAGAAATAATCAGTAGGACCTTCTTTAAAATCTGGTGCTAGTTGTTGATAGTAATAAGCATTTATAATTCTAAATGGATTAGCATCTTCTGCTGTACCAAACAATTCTACAAGAGATTCACTACTTACTTTATCTTTAAGTTCATTAGCTAAAGCTTGTGCTGCTTTTTCATTTGCAACAGATTCAAATTCTATGTCTTTATTTGTAAATGCTTCTTGTTTAGCAAATTCTGGAATTTTTTCATTTATTTCCATCATAGCTTTTTGAGCAGCAACAAGTTTTCTTAAAGCTTGTGGATTAGTACCAACGTCTCCAATTGTACTTAATAAAACTTGAATATCTTTATCAGAAGCTGGATATAAATCTTTTACTTGAGAAACTATCGCTGCTTTAGTTGCTGCAGAAAATAAATCTTTAAAAGCAACTTTATCTGCTGCAGATAAATCTTGACCTTTTTCTAAACCTGATACATTTTTTTTAAGGTCTTCATATTTATCTGATAAACCTAATTCTGAAAATACTTTTTCAAATGGTGTTAAAAACTCTGATACTAAACCAGTTGGTGCTTCAAAACCTTTTTGAGCTAGTTTATATAGTTCTATATATCTTTGATCTAATGCACCATATTGTTGTTTTTTATCTCTATATCTTTTTTGAAAATCTGGATAAAGTTTAAGAATAGCTTCATCAACAGTTCCTCTTATTCTTGGTGGTTCACCTTTTTGTGCTTTTAATAATCCCGCTTGTGCTTTAATTAAATCTACTTCTGATTTTTTTCTTTTACTTGATATTGCTTCTGATTCTAAAAATCCTTTCTTCTGACCCCCGGCTATAGTACCAATTGGTGACTTAGCTTGCGTAATAGGTGTATATGAAGAAGCATCAATAATAGTATTTAATCCAGAAAGAAACATCATTCTTTTTTCACGGTCATCATAAACTGTTTCTAATTTCTTTTCAGCACCTTCAGCAATATTTTGAAAAGCTTCTCCTACACCTTCTACAAAACTTTTAAATCCACTTTTTTTCTTTCCATTGCCATTACCACCGTCACCGCCCTTATTTAATTCATCATTAGTATTTTTATCTATTTCATTTGTTAATGCATTACCACCTTGCACTTCTATTTTTTTTGGAACAGTACCTTTAGATCCTGCTAATTCTGATTCTACAGGAGTAATATAACCTTTCTCTTCAGCTAATTCTAAATCTAATTTTTCTTTATCAGTTAAATTATTATATTGTTCTTCAGTTAATTGTAATTTTTGAGGACCTTCCTCTGTCTGTAAAAATTTAATAGCCATTAATTTACCTTTTTAAATTCAACATCTATCTTAGAGTAATCTACCATTAAGTAACCATTGTCATGTACAAAAGAAGCTTGAGGTACTTGATGTGCCATTACACCTTGATAAGTTATATCGTCATCTTTATAATTAAAATTATAAATGTTAATACCACTAGGAGATTGACCAATTAATTCTATATTTTCTTTAACTCTAATATCGGAGAATGCAGCTAAGGCTTGACCAGCACCAGCAATTTGTGCAAAAGGACTAGGAGCTCCGACCGGTGTTCCTACCATCGCTGATCTTTCTTCTCCATAAGTTCTAATAGGTGCACCTGCTAAAGCACCAATCATTTGTCTTACTTGACCAGCAGGATATTCTCTTTCTTCGATGAAATCTCTATAAGCTTCTGTTAAACCAGCTTGTTCTATTCCTCTTGCTAAACTTCCAGCTTGACCTAAACCTGTTGCAGCACCAGCAAGACCAGATAGTTGTGCTTGAGCTGATTGTAGCTGAGCTGCTCTATCTGCAGCAAATCTTTGTGCACCAGATTCAAAACCAGCTTGTCTTAATCTAGAAGATGTATCAGCAACTTGATCTAAATATCTTTCTTGTCCTAAAACTCTTTCTACACCTTCTCTAGATCCACCAAAAGCACCTGCTCCTACAGCTCTTGCTGCTAATCCTCTTTGCTGTTGAGAAAAAGCTTCACCTAAATCTCCTAATGTAGATTGAATTACAGCTTCTTGATATGGATTCATATATTGTTGCATCGTTGCTGTATCAAAAGTTTGCGCACCTATTTGTGCTAATTGACCAGCTTGTGGTAAAATTTGATTTGTAAATACGTCAGATGCTGCTTGTTCTTGTGGTGTAAGTTGAGCTACACGTTGACCAGTGTATCCTTGATAAGGTTGAGTAAAAACATTCTCTGCTGTTCTTAAAGTACGTTCTTGAATTTCTTTAAAATATTCTGGTATATCCGAAGTAACTGTTTGTGTACTTGGCGCTTGAACTACTGTTGTTGATGGTTTAAAAAGACTACCCATTGATTATATATGTTCCTCCGATATTTTTATAACCTAATTTAATAAAGGCGTTATGTTTTCTTTCAACGTCTTTACCTTGTGTTATTTCGCATAAAGCAGTTAGTTTTTTACTTTGTGCGTATTCTTTAAAAACTATCATCATAGCTCTAAAGATATGAAAATTACGATATTTAGGATTAACATGAAGCCATAGACTTCTTAAAAATCTTTTGTCGCTATACCATGTTTCGTCTACAGCGGCAGCCATAGTTCCTACAATAACATTTTCATATTCTACTACTATAACAAAACTATTCTTAATGTAAAATATAATATGATCAAGTAATTTCTTGTTATTTACATTACCAAAGTTATAAGGTGATTCTGGAAGCCATGTTTTAAGCAATTCTCGTACTCGTACAGCATCATCAATACGAGCTTGTCTTATTTTATATTTATCTTTTTCCATCTGGTCTAATTTGGATTCTTAATGTACCAAAACGCCAATTACTACCTAATTCTGAACTTTCAATTTTAACAGAAGATTGTCTTCCTCTTATTCTAGAATTATAGAAATTAGTAGTATTTGAAACTGTAATTGCTTCTCCCTGAGTTTTTGAACTATTAGGATAATCCCGGGTAGAAAGAGTAATAACAGTATTTCCAGTTTGATTTTTAAAATCTGGTATTACTTTATTTATAAAACTAAATTGTTCGCCATCTGCAATATCTCCATCTCCAGATTCAATAAATGCAGTCATACTAGAACCATCAGCATCTACACCATCTTCATGTTTATAAATTAAACTTCTTCCCTCTGTAAGACCATTTATCTGTACATATGTATTGGCAGTAGAATTAGCTGAATAATCACTTGCAAGTGGATTTTGTTCAACTCCATTATCTATGTAAGTAGTTCTATCTAAATTTCCAAAATACCAACTATTTTCTAAATAATTATAAATAACATATCTATCATTAACAGTTGCATCTGAAGAACAATAGTACCAAACTATTTCTGAAAAATCTGAATTTTGTGCAGCATAAACTTGTTGATATTGTGTTTTGTTTATATCATTAAAAACATGATTTAAAACACTACAAGGTATTTCTTGAACAGCTCCTGCGTATCTAAAGAATTGTCCATCTGACATCCAGTAGGCTATATCATCTACCACTATTGCTGCATTAAGTCCTACACTTCCACAATCATTACCAAGTTGTCTAAATCCAAAAATAAAAGGTGGACCAATAAATGACATAGAATGCATAGTTGTATCTGTCCATATTAATATAGTACCTTTAGCAGGTTTAGCACATCTAATTTCACTTCCTCCTGCAATTCTTTGAGAACCCGCTGAATTAGTTGTATTAGGTGTAAATGAATCAAAATCTTCTTGATCACTAAATCTAATAAACATTTTATCTTGTGTATCAGGAGTTCCAATTGTTGTTTCTGTACCCATAAGAATTAAATGCCTTGTCTCTGTTGATACTACAGATAGTGTACTTGTTGTAGGTGCATTAGCAATTACTGTAGCTCTATTATCTGTCATTCCAGATGATTCATCCCATAAATATGTACCACCATTTTTTTCAGTTAATATTAAATCTTCTCCCCAATTATTTATAGACCATTGTTGCATGTCAATAGTAACATTAGATGTAGTCCTTGGTTGATTCCAAGCTAAAGCATTCCATGTACCTGTATTCCAACCAAAACCAAAAGTTTGAATAGCAGGACCTACTGGTATTTGATAAGCTATATCACAATTAGCAAATGTTGTTACATTAGACGATGCAGTTTCATTAGAAGTAATTACATATTGATTATCATTAGTTATACTTATAATTTCATATTCAGCATCTATTGATGTATTAGCAATACCGCCTACATTAGCAGTAGAAGTATTAGATATTGTAATAAAATCACCTTCTGCTGCACCATGAGATGTATGATTAACTGTAATATTTGCACTTGTATTTAATGTTGTAAATACATTTGTTAAAGAATTAGATTGTCTTAAAGGTGTTATATCAGCACTATCTCCTGATCTATATACATATACTTTTCTATTAGTTCCAAAAGCTTGATATCTAGCTCCATCTAAAGAAAACCAATTTAATAAAGCTCTTCCTACACCAACGTAATAATCTAAACTAAATTTATTCCATCCACCTATTTTTTGAGGTAAACCTTTTCTAAATCGTACTTTATCACAATCGGTCCATCTACCTTCTGCACCAGTTTCGGTGTTTTCAGTATCAATACCTGGTAAAAAATTAAGTTGAGTTAATGGCATAATATTGTAGTATATACCTATAAAAACAAAAAACTATATTATTTTTTTAAGATTTGTCTAGACTTATTCTATTTTTTTAAATCACTAGGTAAACCTAGATGTGGTCTACCATCATATTTATTAGTTTCACCTTGAGTTTCTATATTATTATAATGTAGAAATACTTGAGCACAATTATCTCCTTCAAATTTTTCTCTCCAATGTTCTAATATACATCCAGAATAAACTAACATATCTCCTGGTTCTAAATCTACTTTTATTCCAGGGTTTGTGCTTTTAAATGTGCAACCATTTTCACCTGGTATACCTACATTTTTATTTGGTTCTAAATATATTGGCCAAGGGTCTCCGCCTAAATTCATTGTGGTAGATATCTCACAGGACATTCTATCTTTATGTCTTTTCAGAACATCATCTTTTTTATAGATTCTTGCATAAGCATAAGTTGGTAATAATTTTAATTGTGTTTTTTCTTCCATTATAGGTTTCACTTTTTCTAATAATGTTTCCATTAATATATCTGCATAATGAGAATAAGTTTCAGGAACTTGTTTATCATTCCAAACGCCAAACATTGTTTCAAATGGTGGAATAAAATTATTATCAAACAAGGTTCTTGCAACTTTTCTTTTTAATAAAAGATATTGATACGCAAAATCAGCTAATTCTTTTGATATAGCTGATTTAATTATTGTGTATTTTTTATTTTTAAATGACATTTTTTATTTCCAAGGTTTTCCGCAATTCCACATTACTAATGAATATCTATTTCCTTCAGTCACTGGTTTTACTCTATGATAAATAAAAGAAGGAAATACAACAATAGATCCTTTAGGCATTATTTCATAACATATTTTATTAACAGTGTTTCCATCGTTGTTTTGAAATTTAAATTCAAATTCGCCACCTTTATAATCTGTAGGATCAGATAAAGAACAAGTTACGGATAGTTTTCTAATTTTACCTCTTAAAGGTCCATCTTTTTCATCACTATAAGGCTCGTTCCAACTATCACAATGCCAACCATAAAATTGATTTAATTTGTATTTAGTAAATTGAGCGTTTTCTGAAAAATCCCATTCAAAATTCCATCCAGAATTAAAATTAGCTACATTAACATAATGATGTATATATCTATACAACCATCTTTCATTTAACCAAACAATATTAGAATCACGTCTTTGTTTTAAATCGTTTAATTCTTCTTCTTTTAAATTTTCTTTATCTTCGGGTTTAAAATCACCTGTAAGTGCAATTTGTTCTTGTTTAGAATTACCATATTTAATTAGTTTATCACAAAAATGACTAGGTAGTGCTGATTTAAAAAACCAATAACCGTATTTAAGATTCATACAATGTAAATAATTTATATCTTAAATATTTTAAAAGTATATAGTTAATTTCCTGTTGCAACCCAACTTGTTATTTCAGGATCCCAAGCAAACTCTTGTTCATCGCTTGTATAACCTAACCATCTTAAATTATCTTCGTCCCATTGTATATTATATGGAACTCCATCGCCATAAGTTTTTACAGAGGGATAAGCTACAGGTGCTTGCCAATCAGCAATTGATGTATTTAGTGTCCAAGAATCAAATGGTTTATCAGGATAAAAAAGATCATTCTCTGAATCATAATTATATCCTACACCAGCATAATTTCCTCTCAAAGGTGTACTACCATTCACGTGTTGATTTAAATGTGTATTATAAGATGTTTGTTTCCAAATAGTTTCAGGATATGTTCCAAGCTCTTGTTCAATAACAGGATCATTTGCGTGATTATTTTTTACCCATTGTTCTAGCTCAGTAGTATTCTCTCCACCGTTTTCAGAACATTGAGAATCTGAGATAACAATTACTCTTAAAACTTTATTAGTATCAGTTCTTATTTCTGCAAAATGTGCCATTAGAATGAATTACTCCAATTTCCTTGTTTAACTTCACTAAAAACTTCTTTCATAGACCATTTACCAGGAGCTACAACTCTATTAACTTGAGTTACCATTACTACACCAGATCCACCAGCTGAACCAAATGTTCCCCAAACTCCGCTATTATCAGCAGGAGGAGATGCTTGTAATGCTCCTCCGCCACCACCGCCGCCAGTGTTTGCACTACCAGCAGTAGATAAAATAGCTGTGACTCCAGGTTGACTGGTTGTAGCGTGAGCACCTTCTCCTCCACCGCCATTTCCGCCAGCAGGTCGTGGTGCAGGAGCAGAACCAGGTAGGTAACTACCACCTCCTCCGCCACCGCTTACAAAACCGCCATCTCCGAAAGGTGTTCCAGGAAAGAATGGACTTTTATCAACACCAACACCACCAGCTCCACCAACACCTGGATCTGAAGCAGCAGTTCCAACGGCACCTGCGCCGCCACCTCCGCCACCACCTCTGCCAATAGCATCAGCTCCACCATTTCCACCAGCATTTGCTAAAGCAGAACCAGGAAATCCTGATGCATCAGATTGACTACTAGCTCCACCAGCACCTCCACTACCGTTTCCAGAACCGCCACCGCCGTTACCGCCAGGGCCTCCAGCATCGATAGGCGATGGAGAAGATTCTGGTCTTCCAGCTCCATATCCACCACCATTGGCTGTATAACTTCCAAAAACAGAATTACTTCCAGCAGATCCAGGTCCACCATTTGCACCATAATTTCCTGTTGGACTTGGAGATCCTTTTCCTGCGCCGCCTGCTCCAATAGTTACACTTTGAGGTGCAGGGTTTGTGTTAGGTAAGCTTTGTATAAATAAAACTCCACCACCACCGCCGCCTCCGCAACCATTGTTGTTAGGCATTCCTTTTATTTTTCCACCGCCGCCGCCTCCAGCAACGATTAAAACGTCTAATAATTTAGTACCAGATCCTCCTGGATTAAAAGTTCCAGGGCTTGTAAATTTTGTAACTGTATTTCCACCTGTTGATTTAACAATTGTTATTCCAGGTCCAATAATTCCACCATTTGCCATAATTAATTATAATAAATAAGTTTTAAGTTGTCTATATCATATATCTTCAAAAAAAACTACTTGATTTATTCTATATTTATTAAAAAAAATATCATTATCTATAGCCATACCATGATAAAATTTACCATTAAATATAACACATCTGTTAAATTTAGATTTTATTGTATAAATAAGCTTCCATCTATCTTTAGGTCTCCAAGGCTCTATATGTTCTGAGACTTTTTTAAGTCTATCAAAATCATTACTTATATCTTCGTACAAATTTGTTCCATTTATATTTTCTTTATCAAAATAGATTAATGCAGTATAACCAAAATCTTTATGTGGATACCAGTAATTATTTTTGTAATCATTAAAATCTCTGTCTATAAATTTAGTTACATTAGTTAAAAAATTATATTCTTTATACTTAACTTTTTGATTAATTATTTTTTGTAAAAAAATATTTACTTTTTGCATATCATCAAAATAATAAGAGTGTCTTAAATCTTGAAAGTGTTTCATATTAAAAGTTTTTTTATCTTGAATTTTATGTTGAAATGCTGGATTGCTATTTATGAAAGATAATATTTTTTCTGGATATTTATAAAAATTATCTATTATATATATTGTAGAATTATTAAAATATTGTTTTTTTATTTCTAATTTATTATACAGTTCAAACATAAATTTATGAAATTCTTAATTTTTCCAAATTATATTTACAGATATAATATAGACATAAATCAAGAAGAACAAAAAATTATACATCTTATAGTTAAAAATCATAAAGATTTAAACCATTACACTACTTATCATAGAGAAAATATTTTAAATTTAAATGAGACTAAAAGTTTAAAAGATAAGCTTATTAAAATTTTTGATAGTTTAAATTTAAAAATTATACACGCATGGGCACAAGGATATGGAGAGAATAATTTTCACGATTATCATACTCACGCTGAATGTATGTATTCTTGTATATTATATATAAATTGTTCTGATAAATCTTCAGAAACTGTTTTTTATCATCCAACCTATCCTCATAGTATAATGTATCAAGTAAAAAAAACTAATATAAAAATAAAACCTAAAATTGGAAAATTAATTGTATTTCCAAGTTATTTATTACATTTAGTTTTGCCAAATAAAGATAAAAAAAGGTTGATTTTATCTGCTAATCTTGTTCAAAAGAATTAGTAGTTTTATTCCAAGTTTCTGTAGTAAAAGGAGTATCTGGTCCTACTTCTTCTCCTTCAGGTGGTGTAAAAGTATATCTTTTCCACGTTTGTAAAGATTCATTCCACTCTATATCACCTGTTTCATCAGGTTTAGCAAATGGTGGTGTCCATTCGTTATTAACTAAAGTCCAAGAAGGAAAAGGTGAAGCAGGTATAAAAGAATTATTTAAATAATATCCGTTTATTTGTGCTTCATCATTTGAATCTAATATGTATGTTTCTGCTTGACTATCAACCCAAGTTTGATCAGCTAATACTACATTAGTTATTTTATTGTCATTATTAAGTAGAGCGTATCTAGCCATTAAAATTCTTCACCCCATGTTCCAGCTTTTCTAAAATCATATACTTCATTCATACCCCATCTACCTGGAGCTGCATAAGCAGTTGCAAAAGGTTTAACAATTCCAATACCATTGTTTCCATTTCTTTCAGGTTGTTGAGATCCTTGATTACCAATACCGCCACCACCAGCAATAGAACTAGGAGAGGGACCACCTTGAGCGTACGTTACAGGAGAACCTGTAATACTACTATCTAAACCTGGACCAGAACTAAATGTTGCACCTCCAGCTCCACCTTTACCACCGCCACCAGCAGCGCCGCTTGGCACGGGTGTTCCAGAGGGATTACCTTGACCTGGTGTTCCACTACCAACAGAACCACCTGAATCTCTACCACCAGATCCGCCAGATCCACCTGGATTTCCACCATTACTTAATCCTGCTCCTCCTCCGCCTCCACCAGTTACTGGTTGAGGACCAAAAGCTCCACTACCTCCAGCAGCTCCATTAGAAGTGCCTCCAGCACCAATCGTTACAGGAATAGATGCACCTCTTGCAATTGGAAAAGCCGTATTTTCAACAGTGCCTCCAGCACCACCGCACCCTCCACGGTGTCCACCTAAAGGACCTCCTCCACCAGAGCCACCGCCAGCAACAATTAATATATGTGCCTCGGTCCATGCGTTAGCTGGATGATTATATGTTCCATTAGATGTAAATGAAGTAGTAGATTGTGCTGAACCTTTTGTTTCAGTTGGAGATATTACTGGTCCTATGATTCCGCCATTTGCCATTATTAAAAGTATCCTTAATCAGATATTATTTCATATGAAATCAAACACTCTAAATCAGAGTTAGCTGATGCAGTACCTTTTATAATTTCCGTTTCTTCTAAATAGAATGCTGAATTTTTATCTGATACAACTAAAGTTGCATCTGCAGGTACAGAAATTGTACTTGCAATAGCTCTATCATTAGATCCATCATTGTATTTAATTGTAACATCAGCAGCATTAGAACCATCAATGTTTGATACCATAATTGTATTTATTTTAAAAACTGTATTTGCAGTAGCTGTAACTAAATTTGTTTCTGTAGTTGTTAAAGCAAATACATCTGTCTTACCATTAATGGTTGCGACATTTACTATATTTGGGTTTGCCATATTTTCCTCCTAATTAACCAAATACTATTGCCATTGCAATAGCCTTTCCTGTACTTGCCGGCGCAGTTCCATTTACTAAAACTGAAGCTGCATTCACAGTTCCTAAATTTTGCATTATATCTACCATAGATGAACCATCTGTGTAAACAAATGTTTTTGTACCTTGAGTAATTGCAACACCATTAGCAGCATGACCTGTATTACTGAATGTTAATGTTTGTGATCCAGTTGTGTTATTGAATATTGTATATTTTGATTCTACTGCATCTGTAAATACGTGAATGTCTCCTGTTAAAGCACCTGTAAATTCTAAAGTAGCATTATGTACTTGATCATCAGTAGCATCATCATCTGTGTTAGATGTAGAGTTATTTGATGTTAAAGTTACATTTGCAGATCCTGCAACATTTACTGATTGGTAACCTTTTACTGAAGCATCAACTCTATTAAAAACATAATTAACTAAGTTACCCCAATTACCTGAATTTTCTCCAGAAGCTTGTCTTTCTAATTTTAATCTCGATGTAAAACTTGATGGCATAATTTCTTATACTCCTTAATTTAATTAATGTAAATAATATATATTTGTTAGAATTTGTCTAGTGAATATTAGTCCAAGTTTCAGTATTAGTAGGTAAAATAGGATCCCAAAATTTAAGATTTGCTACATCCACATTTGCTTGATTTCCACTTATATTTAAGAAATTTTCAGAATTAGGAATAATACTAGCTGATGTAATTGTAATACTATTACCAATAATTGGTAAAATTTGATCTGTACTTAAAGATATAGTATTTACAGATAAAGTTAATTCTTGTCCTGTAATTGTAATAAAATTTTCAGATGTAGTTGAAACATTATTTAAAGATATAGATAATTCTTGTCCTGTAATATCTATTAAATTCGCAGTTCCGGTAGCAGTATTACCGACTTCTACATTAGCTTCAAATGTAGGAGTATTAATAGTAATAGATCCTCCAGCAACTACAGCAAAAGTATTTACTGTTGCTGTTACTAAATCTTCACCTGTAATGGTTATATTAGCTGTACCAGTTACAGTTTCTTCACCTTGGGAAATATTTAATTGTTCTCCAGATATTGATATTGGTGATGAAGCAGTAACTGTAACATTATTAATTGAAGATGTTAACCCTTGACCGTCTTCAACAAAAATAGTTCCGTCACCAATTACAAAACCACCTAATCCTTCATTCCAAGGACCAACATTCCATTCTTCTCTGCTCCAACCAATACCAAAATTTTGTGAAACATTGGCTTGTAAGCCTGTAATAGTTACACCTATATCAGGTGATAAATTCCATGGGCCTACATTATATGCAAATCTATTCCAGCCAACTTGAACAGCCATAAGGATTTATCTCCTTATGCTATTCTAATTAAGCCGTTCGTAGCGTCTGCGTTTGGAAACTGTAACTCAAATGTACCGTTAGTAGAAGTTTTTACACCACCAAAGTCTAATACCGCAATAGATGAATTACTATTGTTCGCATTATAAATTAGTGCAGCTTGAGCTGAAATAGTTGCATTAGCAAATGAAACATTATCAGCATCAAAAATTGCTGTTGTTCCATCAGTTGAAATTGCAACATTAGTTAATGTAGCACCGCCAGTTGTGTAATTTGTTCCGCTGCTTGATATTTCATTTGCTGTTGTATAAGCAGTAGTATTTTGATTAAGAGTTGCAGTATTATCGTAAAGCGCACACTTCAATGTCTGAGCTTCTAAGTTTCCGCCAGGCGACATTAAGTCTTGCTTAAACGACACTGTAATCGCTTGAGATATAGCCATGTTTATTGTCCTCCAGTTAATGTGTTTTCGCCTAGTGGACTACCAGGAAACTTATAGTCAGTTCTTCTGTTTCTACGAGCTTC